CGCTTGGATTTCCTGCTGTCGCATCAAGCATAGTGCAAATTTCTTGATAAACCTGTTCGTCTGTCATTAATGGTTCTTTACTCATAATCCTTCTCCTTCATCACAATCTATCTCAATAAGGTGACATCCATTCCAAACATCGATAACATACTTACCTTCATTTACACTCCATTTACCATCAACCCAACGGCCCCACTTACTTTTATAATAACCATAAACTTCATCACCATAAATGAAGCTTAACTTAACTTCATAACCTTCTTCAGTGCGGTACTTTTTTTCAAGATCAATCATTTTTTATCTCCTTCTCATCTAATTCTTCACGCATATCTTTTATGGTCTGCTCTAATACTTCAACTTCTTTCTTTAAATATTCATTCTCTGTATATGCCCTTAAAATGTCAGCAGTCATTTGTTCAACCGCATCCTTTTTAATAAGCACATACCCATCATTCATCATTTGCTGGTATGTTATTTGCCATTGCGCCATGTTCATCACTCTCTAACGTATAACTAATTAACTGGCGGGCATCACCTATGCGAATTGCCTCTGGTTTGGTTTCATCTCTAAGTATTCTATCAATTTCAATCATAATGAACTTAAAGATGCGGTTGCTGACATATAAACGTGCAATTTCTTCCTTTGCCAAGGGATAAGTGGCAAATGGGTCGCGCTTCATGTTCCTGAAAAGTTTATCTTCATTCATCTCTATTTCCATTTCGGTAACTCCAACAAGCGGAGATTTGATTAAGTGTTATTTGATACGTTTTGTCAACCCAAATAATTCTATCAACTCTGTTTCCGATAAATAGGATAAATAATCCTTTAATTCCTCGTAGCTTGGCTTTTGGTTTTTACGCATAAAAGCCATGATTTTGATTGGGTCCAACCCAGCCATTTTAGTCAAGCTTTCTAATTCTTTAAGATCGTCTGTAACGGCTGATAATCTGTCAGCTAGGTCAGCTATTGTCGTAGCCTTCATCAAGCGTCTCCACAATGATCAAAAAGGGCGGGCCTTCCTCAACCCACTTCGCTTCAAGCCATTGGCATTGGCAATCATCTGCCACGACGCCTCCAGACTGTAATGCATCATTTACTGCTTTTGAGGATATGTTGTCTATATCTCTTTTGCGCTTATCTGGCTTTTTTGCCAAGACAGTCAATTTATAAAAGGATGTAATTGTTTTAACCCGTTCCAGGGAGAAAACTGCATGAGCCTGGGCAATCCAGTCAGTGTATTCTTTGGATCGGTAAAGACCTTTGCCCCGCCCCCTGCGCCAAAGCCTATTGATAGATGGCGGACGGGGAACTTCAAACTTTACTATCAAAGATGTCTGGCCTTAATTCTTCAGGTGTCATTTTCGACATCTTGGCAATAACATGAACGTGTTCTACAGGAATCTGTCTCCATTTGGATACAGCTTGCCGTGTAATGCCAAGCTTTCGGGCCAGATTGGACAAATTGCCGTTGCGGGCAAACACAGTGGTAAGGATCGGGTTTCTTTCTTTCATTCTCCTAAAATGGCCAAGTATAAATAAATAGTCAACAGCTAATTGACAGGGGGTGCAAAATAATTCATAGTCGCTTCATTGATTGATATGGAGAGACGATATGCAGAAGTTTTATCTACCTATATCCAGTAGTCACTTGCCACCCAAGTCACCACTTGGATTTATCTACGAACATGAAACATACCTTAGCATTAACAAGGTTGTATCTGATATTTATGACCAGCAGATCGAAAACATTATCCATGTTTATGAAATTGATCCTCAACGTGGGACTGTCCACGATGTGATGGTTGACATCTGCGAACTTATACGTCAGAGATACATTATTGATTTGCCATACATCGAAGATGGCAAGTACGAAATTGAAGCATTATTAGATCAACACCAACCAACATGGAGATACGATTATGAAAATGTCTGAAACAATCGCAGAACTTGCCACCGCATTATCTAAGGCACAAGGCCAGATTGAGGCTGCGTCTAAAGGTTCTGTAAATCCACACTTCAAAAGCAGATACGCTGATCTTAATTCACTGCGTGATGCAATCCGTGAACCATTGGCAGTCAATGACCTTTCAATCATTCAACTTCCTCGTGTAGACGGCAATCATGTAGAAGTTGAGACAATGCTTCTTCATAAATCAGGAGAATACATTGCTGAAACATTACGAATGCCATTCGGACAAAATAACGCACAGGCTATCGGGTCCGCTCTTACTTACTGCCGCCGTTATAGCTTGGGCAGTTTGCTTAACCTGTCTGCTGATGATGATGATGGTAATGCTGCCGTTGCGTTATCTGGGAAACAAGATAGCCAAGGAAGTTCTAAAGCTGAACATTCTAATATCAAGGATGAAGCAAAGAAAATAGCACAGGATGGCACAGAAGCTTTAACTGTGTGGTGGAATAACCTCACCAAAGAAAGCCGCGAATCATTCTCAAAAGATGATCTTGCAGAATTGAAAAAGATAGCTTCAAAGGCAATCTAATGTCTGGATTTAATGATCAGCGCACACCTGAGTGGTTTGCTCAACGATGCGGTAAAGTTACCGCCAGCCGTGTGGCTGACATTTGCGGAAAAACGAAGAGCGGGTATTCGTCTACTCGCGCTTCGTACATGGCAGAGTTATTGGCGGAGCGTTTGTCTGGTACACCTACGCAGAAGTTTCAATCTCAAGCCATGATGTGGGGGACAGAGTACGAGGATGAGGCGCGCAGTGAGTATGAAAAACGCACTGGGTGTCTTGTAGAGGGAATCGGCTTTGTCCCCCATCCATCCCTTCAGTGGGCTGGCGCATCGCCTGATGGATTGGTGGGTAAAAATGGTCTTATCGAAATTAAATGTCCTAATACCAGCACTCACCTTGCAACATTAGAAGATAATGAAATACCATCTAAGTATGTGTTCCAGATTTTTTGGCAAATGGAATGTATGGGGGTAGATCGCCAATGGTGCGATTTTATCTCATATGACCCACGCTTGCCTGAAAACCTGCGTTTGTTTGTTAAGAGAATAGATCGAGACGACAATCGCATTACCGAAATTCGTAACGAAGTCATTCTATTTTTGGATGAGATTGAAGCGAAGATAACCAAACTAAATGCACTATTTAAATAGGAGAAAAGTATGGCGTACGAAAGCAATCTTAACTGGATTAATGTTTTTCGAAATAAGTATAAGTCTGGCGATAAGCAGCCAGATTTTAAGGAAAACAACAAAAACAATAACCAGATTGAAGTTGAATGCCCGCATTGCAATAAGACATCAATTATGGATGTTGCTGTTGCTGTATGGGAGAAAACAACCAAGGTTGGAGAAACTTATTTTTCCATTAAGTTTGGCAAAAAATATGTAAAGCCAGACCAATTTCCACAGGAAAACAACGGCCCTGTCGATAGCATTCCATTCTGATATGACAATACTTGAGACGCCAAAGGAAAAGCCAAAACGTGATCAGTCACGCGCATTTGATTTGTGGTTATCCAAATATCCGCAACTTAAGCCAATCCAGACAAGCCAAAACGAATGGCTGTTTGGAGAAATGCGTAAAGACGGAAAAATTGTTAGCGCAATAAACTTTACCATGATGCCAGATTTTATCGACCATAGCGGAGATGATAGCTGGGGTGGCATAGAGTGGGTCAGAAACATAGATGTAGAAACTTTTCTTATATCTATCCAGTTTGGCAGCCAGTACGGCGTTCCTTTGGTGCATCTCTTGTATTTTCCTTTTACTGATACTCTTATGTTTCAAACCATTTGGAAAGATGGCATTAAAACAGAAGTAAAGTTTGAGGAGAATAATAAGTATAAAAATGGGTTAGCTAAAGTTTACTTTACCTCTCCTAAACTTATTGAGGGGGACAATGAAGGATAGTAATAAACCATTATCTGAGCAATTCAGGTTAATTGCTAAAAAGTGGGTTGATGCGGAAACAGCTGCATCACTTCTTGAGGAAACAAAGTCTGCTGTCCTATCCAAGATGATGGCAGATCTTGGTGACATACCAGTCAGCAAGGCAGAAATGAGAATAAAAGCGACACAAGATTGGCGTGATTACATTGAGAAAATGGTTGAGGCTAGATCGCAAGCATCTATGCTTAAGGTTCAAATGGAATACATAAGAATGCAATTCTCTGAATGGCAATCACACGAAGCTACAAAAAGAGCAGAAATGAAATTGTAGGAGTTAAATATGAATGATGCTAACCTATACCAGATAACACCTGATCAAATTGATGAACTTCGTGAAGTTGTTGTTCAAATGTCTGATGTGTTTGAGGGACATGAACTTGATGTTGTTATGGTTGCTTTAAACACAATAGTTGTAAGCACTATAATGTCTCATGTGCCAGAAGCTTATCAAAGATATTCAGCGCAAACATTTATGAACACATTTATGATTACAATGGCAAATTCAGGAGTTAACTTATATCCCGACAAGGAATATATAAATTGAAACGAGTTAAAATAACCACCTCTATGCGGGTGAAGATATTTGAGAAAGATAACGGCATCTGCCATATGTGTAAACTTAATGTAGATGCTGGTCAGGAATGGGATGTATCACATGAAATTCCTTTGGAAGCTGGCGGTAAGGACGATATTTCTAATTGGTTTGTGGCACATCGTAAATGTCATAGGCATCATACCGCCACTGTTGACATGCCACTCATAGCTAAAGTAAAGCGTATAAGGGCAAAGAATATGGGTGCTAAGAAGACAAGATCGCCCATGCCAATGGGTAAAAACTCCAAGTGGAAAAAGAAAATGGATGGAACTGTAGTTAAGAGAGATAAGTAGGGTGCGTTAATGAAAGATAAAAAATTTGAATTAGTAGGAGAAATAAATGACTAAATTTTTGTTCACCATGAATATGCCATCAGCAACGGATAATCTTGTTCACCAAATTATTGGCGACGTTGATGGTGCGACTAGCATTGATGATTTGAAATATATGTTGAACCATGCAGATTTTATCAAAATCCGCCAATTCTACAGTCATCGCACACCCAACAATGAAAAGAGATTGGAGGATCGCGGCGACATGATCATCAATGTGCAACATATCGGTAAAACACAAGAGTATTTAGAGGGTAAAATACATGACGCCTACAATGATGCTGGAAGAAGCGGCCCGTATTCTGAAAGAGCGGAGCGAACAATACGGTAGCGCAGACGAATGTTTTGACCGCATCAGTAAGTTAGCGTCAATTATTCTTAACAAAGAGATTACCAAGTACGATGTTGCTATGATCCACGTGGCAACAAAGCTTGGTCGGCTGCAAGAAACTCGGTGGCTGGACGACAACTATATTGATGGTGTAAACTACTTGGCTTTCGCGGCGCAATTCATAAATGCCCGTGGGAAGAACAGTAAACCTGATAACGCAACGGAGGATGACGGCGTTATTGAAATGGCGCGGAAGCTAGCGCCAACACCTAGACGAGAGGAGAAACCTCGTGAGAAAAATAGTACCCCTAGCACTTTTGCTAGTGACGGCATCTACACAGGTGTCCAAAGCTGATGAAAGTGCGGCAGAATTCTTCGTCAAAGACAAAACCTATTGGTCGAAGGGTCTGAAAGCGCCAGATAAGCTTGAGTATAATGGATCTAATGTTGTGGCTGATGTTATAAAAGCTGGCGATTACCAAAAGCAAAAAGTCGTTCAGATGGTCACTGAGAAAGTACGCGCTGCGCTTGGATCGGAATGGGTCCCAACTGCATTACGTATTGCCAAGGTAGAATCTGGATTTAACTGTAACGCCGTGGGGCCACGTACACGGGTAGGCAGAGGTAGAGGGGTATATCAACTCATGCCAGGATCTAGCGCCGCTCTAGGGTATTCCTATGGCCGTTTAAATGAGTGTTCCTATGGTATTGATGCGGGCGTTGCCCATATGCAGAAGTGCCTAGAGTCAGCTGGGGGGCATATGAATCCAAACCAGATGGCAGCGTGTCACGTTAGCGGCTGGGGTGGCTGGAACCGCAAACTGAAGCGCCGTGATGAAAAATACCGCAAAAAATATATTCACATGGCCAGTCGCGCTAGAATATAAGAGGGAACGGGTGGTTGCGTAATAGACTCGCGTGGGTCCATGGTTAGCCCACACCTTAACAATATGGAGATTGATATGACTAAACCAATGAGTGTTCAAGAATTAAATGTCGTAGATAAAAGAATGATCGAATTGTGGAACAGCGGTTTCACAGGTCAGATGCTTGCCGAGTATTTTGGTAAAACACGCAATGCAATTTTAGGTCGTTTATCAAGGTTAAGAGATGCTGGTCACAACGTATCTGTAAAAGGCCAGTTAAACCCGAACAAAAATAAGCAAGAAAAACCAAAGCTTTATAATACAAGCGAAGAAAGAGCGATGACAAGGCGGGTCAAAGATGCGATCAAGAAGCTTGACAGTAGGAAGAAAAAAGACCTTACGCATGAAGATGATTTGATTCGAGTTGATAATTTTGACAGGTGCAAAGATACCCGTGTGCGTATTTATGACTTAAAAAGCCATCACTGCCGATATATAGTAGACAATAGAAACCCAGATAAGTCTTGGTATTGCGGTCATCCCAAGGAAGTTAATAGCTATTGCGGGTATCATGCCAAACTTTGCTACTTACCGCCAGACCGACAGCGATCAAAACAATCAGCAAGAAAATCCTCATTTGCCTATGGAAGAACGTCACGATGATGCTGCAACTAGATCCTCCCATTCCAGTAGAAACGCCCCAAGGAAAGGCGATGGCTGTTGGTTGGTTGGATTATGGTGCGGAACATCATCTGCTTTGGATTTGTTTTATTGACAAAACAGGCGAATGTTGGTCTTATCCTAATCCAGAGATTCGTGCGCAGAGCAATCCAAGCATGGGCAGAGTATACAACGAGACATTCCTAGGAGAACCTTGGAAAATCAAATCATAAGCATGAAGTAGTGGCGTAAACCATTGTTCATATAAGGGGCTAGTGGAACGAAAACGTGCTTTGATAAAAGGGGAGTCTTTATTACGCCTAAAGATTCCCCAATTTTATGAAAACTCCGCCCATTGTACAGCGTTTACGTTAGTGCCACCAATTGAATAAGTTGCACCAGCTGGAACTGGGAATGAAAGAGTTTCACCATATTTATAGCTTAAGTTACCACCACCTTGCGCAATAGCAGTCCCATTAACATAAACAGCAAATCCGCCGTTATAACCAGTATAAACAAGTGAGGCAAATACAGTAATCGTATATGCCTTAGAATTTGTGTAAGTGTTGTTAATGGAGTTACTGGTGTTAGTCCACGAACTAGCTTGAGGTGTCGAGGTTGCAGCCGTTGTTTGGACTGTATTATCGGGGAATTTAAAACCACCAAAAGTGCTTTGAATAAGACTGTTTGATGTTATTGAACCATTTACACTAACCCGTCCAGCAACAGTTTGAGAGCCTGTTGTGGTATTAGCAAATGATACACTCCCTGCTGAGGATGCTGTAACAGTGTAAATTCCGTTATAACCAGTTGGTGTCACACCAGTAACAACAACACTTTCTCCAACAGGAAAAACATAATTTCCAGCAAATGTTATGGTTGCTGTTGTTCCATTACCCGTGGCAGCCGTTGTAGACCCAATAATTACTCCAGTTGATATTCCACCTGAAAAATTAGCTAATTGATCAGTGTCACAATATAGTGTGAAATTACCAGTATTTGCTGAATTATAAAAAACTAAATCGCCACCATCCCTTAGTGCAAGTGCGGTGAATGGCGTACCTGTAAGTATAAGGGTGCCATTACTTGCAATAACACCCGCAACAGTTTGTGAACCTGTTGTGGTATTGGCAAATGATACACTACCTGCCGAGGATGCTGTAACTGTGTAAGTGCCATTGTACCTAGTTGGAGTAACTCCATAAATTGTTATTTGAGAGCCAACAGGATAAACAAAAGTTCCAGAAAATGTTACGGTCGCCGTTGTTCCATTTCCAGATGTTCCAGTAGTATTAAATAAAGTAGCATTTACAGTTAATTTAGAAGTATCATAAGTTAAATTTGAACTTGCTGCAAAAAGACCACCATTATTATATTGTAATTGATTAGTACTTCCAGCCGCATAAGTTGATACGTTTTTGATGTTTGTACCATCTGATACAATTTGCGTAATCACACCTTGGCTTACAACAACAGATGTTCCACCGCCTAATGAAGCAATAGTAACCGTATAAGAGCCAGATGCACCATTGGCTACAATCCATTGTCCACCAACACCAGATGGAATGGTAAACGTAACATTAGCTGTTAACGTACCTGAAATTGATAAGATAAGAGGACGATATTGAGTTGCTGTTAAATTAACTGGTGTTGAAGATTGGCCAGTGACGTTTAATGATGTCTGACCACCAAAAGCTTGATCTATGTAATCCCAGTCATTATTAACTGGGGTACTCCATGTATTTACATAATCGCCATTTGCTGGTTTTTCGATGGACTTGTTTGTTGTAAATGTACTTGCCATTGGTTACCCCTAAATCTTCTCGTTGGCGATGGCCAATGCTTTTGTGATTGCTTCGTCTGGAACGGTTAATAGTGGTTCCGTTCCTTTATTGATGCGATTCTTAGCACGTTCTGCGTCCCGAACCAAGGTTTGCGCATCCATTACTTTGCCACCCATGGCGCGGCCCACACGTCCGCCTGAAGCATGAGATGTAGCCGTTCCAGCCGTAGCCGCGACAGCAGCAGTCATGCCAGTTTTAAGCTTTTGCATAATCTCTCTTGATTGCGCATCGCTTTGCAGCATTCTTTGCAACAATTGAAAGTCTTCTGGTTTTTGTGATGTTGCTAGACGAACAATCGCATTTGCCTTACGTGCCGCAACAGCCTCAACACCCTTTTTAGCACCATATCCCAAACCAGCGACAGCAAGCGCTTTAGGGTTGGTTAAGAGGGCTGGGTTTTCAATTAAAGCTAAACCCATTGCCCCTAAGCCAACTTGATTAATAGTGTTTGATGGAAGCTTGGGCGTAATAGTATTTGCAACAGCAGCAAGATGCGCCGTATCGGTGGCGTTCTTTACCGAATCAAATGTGCCAGGTCCAATACCAGTATCTAAAACAGTTTTGTAGCGACCAAGCGTTGTGTTATCCGCTGCGTTAAATACGCGAATAGCTTGTTGAGGATTCTCTTTAATAAACGACAACAACCCATTAGCCATGCTTTGTTTTTCTGCGGGCGTGTACTCCGTAGAAAACGCATTCATCATCTGGTCTGGCAACTCTGGTGTTGATGTTTTTGATGCAATATTGCCAACATCAAAGAATTTCTGACCAGCTTCATAAGCGTTATCATTTTGAAAATAACGGCGAGCAGTATCAACGGCATTACCATAAAGCGGAACACCATTTTCATCTTTTACAGTATCACTCAAATAATCTCTTAATGAAGACGCATCATCGCTTATTCTATTGCCAAGGTTTTTTTCACCATTTTTATAAGCAGCAGCTGCTTGATCATTTAAACCCTGTTTGAATTTATCCCAATATTCTAATGGCAACGGCGCATTTTTAACAAAATCACCTTCATCATCTTTCATAAAGGGTACATTTTTATTAACTTGGAAACTAGGGCCATATTTAGTGCGCATTTCCATATTTGCGAACTTCATCGCAGATTGGCCATGCGGTGTATTGATAAGAAAATCAATATTATCTGGTGTTATGTTTTGCGCCGATGGATGATTATAAGCAGCTTGGTATAAAGGGTCTAATGCTTCATTTTTAGCTTTATCAGCTAATTGTTGTTGCGCGGCTGAATTTATTGGCTTTCCAGCTGCCTGATCTATAGCTGATTGGAACACGCCAGTGCTGTCGGAATAACGGTTGTTTAAATCCGACACAAGATTATCGACGGCGGTTGTGTCGCTTGCCTTACCAGCAGCCTTTTCAACAATACCCTTTGCACCAGATATATCTATGGGCATAGCGCTTTGGTCTTCAGCTAAACCTTTTTGAATTATAGAAGGTGCAGCCTCCCCAGCGGCGGTAGGTGATTGCCCAGATAAAAGTGAACGAGCAGCGGCAGATTGGGTATCAAATAAATTTTCAAATGTATTACGCGCAGCCCCAGCCAAAGAGCCAGCACCACGAGCAACTAAATTACCCGCTGGGCCAGCTATAGTACCCATTTCAGCGCCTGTTAAAGCGTTTTTACCAATATCTGACCAAGTAGATCCTGGAGCGGATGAAGCGGCACTTGATGCGGCACCTGTTAAAGCACCCAGTCCAGCTGCGCCAGCTAATGTAGCACCAGCTTCAGGTGCAAGAACTGCGGCAGGTATAGCAGATGCTATGTTTGTGGCTACGTGACCAGCGCCATAGGCCCAAGGATGCTGTTGCCAACGAGCATTATTATAAGCTTCTTGCTCTGCTAAAATGTTTTTATAACGCTCGTCTTCGGTATCACCATAGCTTGCGTAATCATCAGATTTAGCTTTTGATGCAGCAATTGTTTTTGCGACCAATGGGCCGACTATAGGAACACTTGATTCTGTTGGCGTAGTAAATGCTTTCATTGCTCCTTCTTTAGCAACGGCGGCATCTGCTATTGGTTGGTATCTTGCTACTCTTGCTTGATGCTCTTCTTCAGCTGATTGTGGCCCAGCCTGTTGTTGCTGACCGCCAGATGCAATTTTCATTAGATCTTGATCGGACATTTGTGCATATGGATTGTCTTTTGGTGCAGAACCAACAATCGACATCAATTTGTCATTTGACATATCTTGGAATGAAGGCGTTTGTTGTTGATCCTGTGATTGCTGGCCACCAGATACAATTGATTGTAAATCAGCATCAGACATTTGGGAAAAATCAGGAGTATCAGCCATTATTGATTCCCACTTGCTGCTTGACGGCGCGCTAATTCAGCAGCAGCTTGCCTCCGAATTAACTCGCTTTGCGCTTGTTGTTGAACCTGTGTATTGGGTGTACTTTGCGTTGATTTTTGCGCTTCCGTACCAGCGGGTGGAATATAGAAAGGATTAGCTTTATCAAAATCCTTAGCAGCCTTAATTATATTATGTTTTGCAGGGTCCATTCCACCTAAATAGTCACCCTTTTGGATAATTTTATCAGCCTGAGGTACAATAGCATTTTGGATCATAAATTTAATTGCCCTCGCATCAACGCTTGCAGGATCGGGAGAGCCGTCTTGTAACATTGCTTTAAATTGCGAAACCCTCTGCTGGTCGCCACCAAGCGCAGCTTTTACGTTTTCAATGGCAAGCGGTGTAACGCCTTTTTTAATTTCATCATAAATAGCTGGATTTGTTATAAATTTATCGGTCCAACTAGAATCAACACCAGCACTATTTAAAACTTTAGCTACATTAGCTTTCCATTCAGCAATTCCACCAGTTTGAATACGGGGATTACCATCTTGGTCAAAGAGCGTATTTAATAATTGTTGTGCTGTGGCTTTTCTACTTACAGCTTCAGTTGATGCATGCATAGCATCATTTTGTGTTGTTAAGTTAGCTGTTTGTTGTTGTTTTCTGTTATCAGCATAAAGATCAGCCAATTTACTGACGTCAGCATTTTCAGTGGTATTTGCGGTTAACCTAAGTTGAGCGGCCTGACTTTCTTTTTGATTGGCAGCATCTTTATTACCAGATAATCTAAATTGATACGCTTGATTAGATGCATCATCGGCAGCGCGATTTAATTGTGCCGCCTGAGATGATGGATTTGAAGCGTAAGTTGAACGTAATTGTTGTATGTCAGAAATAGGATTTGACATAAGATAATCTTGATATGGGTCTTTAGGCTGACCATTAGTAGTGGGTTGTTGCCCAGAAGAAGGTTGTGCTTGCGCCTGTTGCGGCCCTTGCGCTTGTTGTTGTCCTTGTGCTGGAACTGGTTTTGTTTGCTGCGGCGTACCCCCAACTGGAGTGGGTGCAGAAGGTGCAGACGGCGCTTGAGGACCAGCCAAAGAACCTAAGTTTGATGTACCACCCTTTAAAACATTTGGTAGGTTGGCATAAAATTGGTCAGATGGTATGGGATGATTAGGATCAAATTTACTTACTGTCAAAAATTTCCCAGGATTTTTAGGATCTGGAACTGTTGTATAAGTGTTATTTATTAAATCAAATGTATTTTTCGCAATTTGGCTTTGCTGCAATTGCTGACGTTGTGAAGCTTGAGCAGCGCCGCCAATACCTTGCAATATAGCCGCACCAAGATAACGACTTGGCGATGAAGCCATAGTACCCAAGCCAGTAGCCAGCGGAACAAGCCAATTTTGGTTTCGATCATACCAGTTTCCGACACTATCAGCGGCACTTCCAATTTGACCGAATATTCCTTGTGATTCTTGACCGCCAGCAAGACCTGGAGCAACCCGCGCTGTTTTTGGACTAGCGCCTGTTTGAGCCATAGATTGTGATGCCCAATTAATCAAATCCGAATTAGTATTCATCTTAGCTAAAAATGGATTTGATTCAATAGCTTTAGGGCTAACAGTGTCTTTTATATTAGCGTCTGGATCTGAAAGAACTTTTTTAGCACCCTCTGCACCAAGGAAATGAGCAAGATATGTATTTGTCAAATTTGGTTCAAAACCAGCATTTTGAAGTGAAGTTTGATTGTCTTTAATAAATCTTGCACCAGCTTGTGCATTGGCAACTGGATCAAATTTATCCTGTCCACTGCCGTATCTCTTCCATGTTCCATCAGTAAATTGGAAAAGACCACCCGCAGACGAATTTTGATTTTGTGCATTTGGCGAAAATTGGCTTTCGTGCGCTGCTATGTGCAACCCAATTTGTGGATCAACCCCTTCTTTATTAAAAGCATCAGTGATAACATTTGGAATATATGTCTGAGCATTATCGCTGCTGTCGTCAGGTGGGTTTCCGACAACATTCCCTTCAGATCCATCGTGATGTTCACGCTGCGGAACAACACCACCATCCTTGAATGGTAAAAACATTGCAGCTGGGCCAAGAGATGAAAAAAATGAACCTAAACCACTTCCAATGCTACCCATTAAACCCGTACCAGCAGCGGAAGCACCACCAGCACCAAGGCCAATATTTTCAGCTGTAAAACCAGAACCAAGAACAGAATCCAGTGTTCCCGCATTTGTTGCTGCATTAAATCCACCAGCTAAATTTCCAAGTCCACCAGCTACATCAGAACCAAGTCCATAAAGACCTTTTAATGTGCTTGCTGCACCAAGAAGATTACCAACTGTTGAACCTTGGCCGCCAGCCTGTGCTGTCTGCGCAGCTTTTAGCATTTGAGGTGATTTTTCGCCTTCTTTAGCTACTTCTCCAACTATGCTGTCCCCACCATAAGGAATAGCATGGTCTTTATTATCATCAACTTCACCGCCATCATCATAATGATGACGGCCTATTACACCACCTCTTGCATTCCCAGAAGGTTGTTGTTGCGAACTATCTAACCAACTTTTAGCTTGGCTAATCAAACCAGGTTGTGCTGGAGTTGTATATGTTGACCCATCTTTTGTATATGATTGGGCTGGTGTACCCATAAGACCTTGCTTGGCCCAATTAAAATCACTAACACCTTCTTTTAAATCACCTATGTCGGACATTATTTGTTTTCCGACAGGCGCTTGTTGTGTGCTTGGCGTAGATGCTGTTACAAGCTTTGGTGTTGGCAAATTACCAGATGGGACCACACCCTTAGCGCCAGGCGTTGAACTGTTTTGCTGACCATACAGGCCGCCAGATGCGTAAGGTGCATACATCTGCGCACGGGCAGCAACAAGTTGTTGAAGATCCATAGGATCAACTAAACCGCCACCCGCAAAACCCAACCCAGCGTGTTCTGGGCCTACTGCCCCTCCTTGCGAATTAGCAACAAGGCCGCCAGCATAATAATGACCACGGCGAGCCGCTTCATCTGTGGCTTTGTCATAGTCAACGGTTTTGTACCCGTTTTGTTCCCCAACGGCTTCTGGGTGATGCTTCTCGACATCTTGTGCGACAAGACCAATTTGTTTAGGACCATGTTGCCCCTTATAACGGAATTTAACAATCTTCTGACCATCAAAGGTCTTACCAATTGTTTCTACATCATCTTTGAGTCGCTCATCAGAGAAGAATGATGAAGGGCCAGTATTTGTTGTAGTCGAACCAGATAAAGCACCAGTACCTTCTGCAATGTTTGCGAGGAATTGTGTTGTCTGGAATGGGTAACCCTGTTGTTGCAGGAATTGATTGTAGAGGGCTGTAAGGCCAGCCTGTTGTGTTTGCTGTGGTACCGTACCAGCGGTAAGCGCAGCCTGACCACCAGTGATAGCAGCGTTTTGTGCGGCTGTGCCAAGACCGCCAATGGCCTGACCTGCTTGCGTTAACCGAGCAAGGTTTGCCTGTTGTGCGGCTAAATCAGCACCCTGTTGTTGTGCAGCAACATTTTGTGCTTGGGTATATCCAGATTGTAATTGACCAGCTAATGCTTGCTGGTTAGCAAGATTTTGCTGATAAGCCAAATTAGAAAGGCCAATATTACCACGATCACCGCCAAATGCTCCCTGTGTAGCTTGCTGACCTTGTAATTGCGAAGCTTGTTGCGCATTTTGCATTTGTTGCGCGGCGAGAGTTGTACCCACCACATTTTGCAAATATGGCGACATATATTGATTTGTATTTAATTGACCCAAATTAGCGGGGCCAGCACCAGCCATTGTTAATTGGGTTGCTGTATCGTAATAAGGCTGTGCGCTTCCCATATTAGACTGGATCTGATTAATGCCAGCCTGTTGAGTTTGATTAATTGGCGCAACGAAAGCGTTAGGATCAGTGGAATATTGCTGGAACGGAGTTTGGGCGACCTGTTCAGCTTGGGCGTTAACTGCATTATATCTCGCTAATACTTCTGGGGGTATACTCACAGTTGACGATGAGGTACTCGTTTTGCCGCCGCCCATATTAAACTCCTAATTTCCGCTGATTATACAGCAGATTTATCCTTCCAACCACCAGTTTTAGCGCCATAGATCCAATACGCTCCATGTGCCTCGCCAAACTGGCGTTCATACAGTCGGACTTTACTTTCAGCCCGATTAGAACTTAAGATTCCAATTACCAAGGGGATGCCAAGCTTATCGGCAGCGGCCTTAGCAAACTCACACATTTTACGTGCACGACCACCCTTGGCGCTGCGGTAATCTGGATGGACGAAAATGGCCCGTTCAATCAGGGTCAGATCATCCGAATACCACATTGGTTCTGTGCGAAGAAGGATTGCCGATTCGAATTGTTTACCTGGCGCACCAATGATTCCAACAATTCCCCGTTCCAGATTAAGTGCTGCCCAAATCTCAGCAAGCAACTTGGTTGGATTCGGGTTAGTCAAACCATTCTCCTCACACGCAGCCAACGCTAATTGCATCATGCCATCAACGTCGTCTTTAGTGCCAACACGCACTTTTACTTCATCACTCATAGACCCTCTCTCTATGGGTTAGTTCTTTTTTGGTCCTGGAAGATTTTTGAGTGTCTTCACAGTTTTCTTGCGTTGTTCACGCACGAATTTGTCTAATGTGTCATGGCCCTTGTTAATGTCGCCACCACCAATCCAAGTAACGTCATTGGGGTGAATAACAAATTCCCCGCCAGCAGCCACAATCGGCACAGGCGAATCACTTGTTAATGCCCCGCCTTTTGCTTTTTTGACTTGGGGTTGTCCGTAAGGTGTGCCAGGCGCGCCATATGGCATTGAACCACCGCCATAAAGTGGACGATTAAAGATGCTTTTAGCGACCTTAAAACCAGCTATTGTATTACCTTCACCCATTGAGGAAATAATATCGGCAGGAATAACATAAGATCCGCTTGCGACATGGATGGGTAGATGATCTGTACGGCCAGCAACTTGGCTATGAATAGGGCCAACATGAATGCGGTTGGTTGTAACCTTAGCTTCTGGTGGCTTAACAGGCTTTGGAGATGCTGGTTTAGGCATTGGTGCAGAATGAAACATACCAGCTTGCGGCTTGGTTGTTTGCATAATGAAATTGGGTGTATGGCCGCCAAAAGCACGATGGGGACGCTTTTTAGACACTTCACGGGCTGTGCTAAGGGCAGCGGCTATCGCTTGCTTAATCGGATGGCCCGAATGAACAAGTTCGGAAATATTGCTGGATATAGCCTTACGCGAAGACCCTTTGATCAGCGGCATATTAATTCCCCAAATGTTCCAGCATAATACACGATTTTTCCGCTTAAGAATAGATAAGTGTGAGGACTTGTGAAGTTCCAGGCGTTACGACAATTCCATTAACCACGGGGATATTAAATTCATATACCCCAATAGCTTCTGGTATGGATGCTATAATAGATGCTGATGTGGCTGTTGTTGTATTGGCGGCATCATAAATGGCACCATTTGTTGAACCAGCTGTTGTTACGCTTACCCTAACCACACGGGCTGCGCCTTGGACAACAACATTTTGGGCAGATACCGCAACGGCTGTTTTATTGCCGTTTAAAGCCAAGCTTGTTTGGGACGACGTGTTTAATGCCGTAACAATGTTTTTGGAGGTGGTAAAAATATCGTCTAAACTTGCCATTAGTACCGTCCATCTGGTTGGAAGCGATACCTAATACCGCCAAGCCGCCACCACGAACCAACGTCATTGCTGTTTATTTGTATAGAAACCAAACGGCCACGGAACCGAGGACTTATAAATTCTGTCCCTTGAGTTAACGTGTAAGGTCCGTAAGAACGAGGCGTATCGCCTGGATAATCCGTAACATAGAATGTTAATTGGACTGTGGCAGTCGGGTTTTGGTACACCGCGCCGCCATTAACATTCCCGTTGTAATAACCCCATTTCATATCAGGCCATACCTGATCTATGAAGTTTTTCACATTAGCTTCTGATAGGGCGAAATAACCTGTTTGGAAGCTTGATTGCATTGGTTGGTTATTAACGCCATTATAAGCTGCGTCTGGAGATGTTTCGTGCTGGTAAATATATTGATCAGAAGATGCGCCAATGGGTGGTCCAAGCACACTTTGATTGATCCAAGCGGTGCGAGATAACGTACCAAAATCCCATTGTTGCATATATACGTTGTATTTAACGTAAGCGTTCACCTCACCGCCATCAGAAATGTTGGGATAAAACCAAGAAATTTCGCCAAAGTTTGAGTTGACCGCAACTCTTATTTTACTAAGGTTTGTCTCATCCAAATCTTGGAATATCACGTCCCAAATTGGGCATGGCAGTGGGACAACACCCGCTGATGAATAAGTCCAGAACTGACTTTGCCCCATCCAGTAGACGACATTATTTAGCGATGCAGCAGCTTTTCTAGAAATTAACCCGCAGCCAGTGCCTAATTCGTTAAATGAATAAATATATGGCTGATTAATATATTGCATCGACCAAAGGCCGATGTCGGTCCAAATTAAACCTTGTTGTTGGGCCTGAATTGCGCCAACAATCTTAGAGCCTTTCGGAATGCGATAAGAACCAGCCTGATTCGTAGTCAACGCAATCCAGCTTGTTGTGCTGGTGAAGTCATTAATATCACACCAACGTACAAGCAGTGGGTCTTGTATTCCATTTAATGTGCTGCCCCACGCTACAATTTGGCGCTGAGGCATTGCCACAAAAATACCGTCATTAACAACAGGACCAGCATTATCAACTGTCGCAACTGGATTGCCCGATGTTGAGTCCCAATAATAAATAGCGCCACTAACTGGGCAAGCTATAAGGATTTGGCCCCAGTTGTCCATCGTCCAATCTGTTGGTTGGATTGGATTACCTGTGGTAGGAGTAATAGCTGTACCAGTCCCATACCCACCAGAACCATAACCACCGATGCCATAACCCGTACCAGCAGGAACTGGACCAATTCCAATATAATAATCATATTGTGCTTGATTGCCGTTTAAATATCCGTTTGTTGTTGACGATGCTGTTGTCGATCCAGTAATAACAAAATTATTAGCGTCTGTTATGCTCTGGACGATATAGTTACCAAAGAATGTAATGCCGCCAACAGTTGTTGAAACAAGTACGGGAAATGTATTTCCAGCTACATAACCATGATTATTTAGAGTTACGGTGACTGATGCACTTCCGCTCGTCACTGAAAACTGAGGTACAGAACCGCCATTTGTGACTGTGCTTGTGGCATATGCGGGGCCACCAAGGGCATTTGTCGCTAGAATATCAAATGTACCCGTTCCAACGGTAATAGCTGGATAAAATCCATAAAGTATTAATCCGCCGACAGATATTTGTGTTTTAATAAATACAGAATCGTAACTGGTAATTGTTGAACCAGAGTCATTAATCGTAACAACATTGCTGCCAGATGTCGTTGAGACGGAGACTGGCATCACATTATCTTCTATTGTTCTGGGCGTTATATTTATTCTAGTTCCGTTATTAATAACGCTTAATGTATTTGTATTTCCTGCGCCATACTCCGCGCCAACGGCAAGCCAAGCTTTTGAATTTGTATCTTCCCACGCCCATAAAGCGCGAACAATTGAACCTATTTTATTGGGAAAATAAGTCAGCCAACCGCCAAGCTTTTGAACCAAACCAAAGCCATTTCGATCTGGAACAAAACGCACAAGGTTAGTAAATGAAAGGCCCGCTTGATTTAATGCAGGGGTTTCATTTTGATCGACACCAGGAGTAATTTTTACCTGTGCGTGGGGCATTTAATTACCTTGTCGGTGTAGCAGCAACTGGAGAAGATAAAGAAGTCCACGCAGATGCAGCAAACTTCTTACGAAATTCTTCTTCAATTGCCTTTTGTTTAAGTGCCTGATATTGACCCTCATAGCTTTGCGCCATTGCAGGATCATCAGACTCACGCCCAAAATTGCGTTGGTATGCAGAAATGTAGACCATTGACGCCATAATCAAAAGATCTGGCAAATATGTGCTGATGAAAGTAGTGTTTGTCGCAGCTGAACCAGTTGACGCAAATTGATAAAGCGACTGTGTGCGAATTGTACCCGTTAATAAAACAGGATACGATGAATTGGGGTATGGTCCGACAATAATATTTTGTGACGTATTTCCACTAGATGCAGCGTCTCCACCATAAATTGCAAAAACAGTCGGAACGGCAGTGTAAGAACTGTCATTATAAACATTTTGAATATATTCCTTAGATGTAGGGGTAAGGGGCAATGTTGCAGTGCCAGATACCACACTTACGGTCTGAAGGGTAACAAAATCGTTAACAGATACAGAAAGAATGTTATTTCCTGAAGAAAATGTATAGTTTGGGTTGCTAGTTACGGATTGCGATAGATCCAAATCACGTTGAATGCGTAATTCAGCGTAATTTAGCATTTGAGGAATTAAATTATTAAAATTAGTGTCAGGCTGCGATAATGTGCCGCCATAAGCCACATTTGCTAAATAAGTAATACCATTAATTGTTGTGTTTGTTGTAGGTGTAAAGGTATCAACAATGGCCATCGTACCGATCTGGTTAATGTACCCATTGTACGTTAGCGCATTTGTTGGAACTGACATTACTTAATACCTTTGCAATAAGCTTGGCGACGAGCATTGTTTTCTTTTACGCCACGTATTGTCTCGTCAGTGTCCTTTGGCGACCAGCTGATACCAGTCCAGACAGTGCAAGCACTACTTCCGTTCAAAGGAATCTGGGTCGCGCAACCTTGCAGAATTAGCGTCAACGGAATCAATAGCATCCCCAGCTTTAATGGCTTCATCGACTTTCTCCAAAGATTGCGTGTTTTCCTTGTTAATGTATGCGTTAACAGCATCGGTGCTAATTTTATAATACACCCCCGTCAACACTAGCACAACAATAATTGCTGCGCCTACATATCTCCCTATCGGTGTCAGGAAAAAGGCAAACATCTTAAACTCCGTGTTCCTCTAAATGCTTTGATCTAAAGTACCAGATGGCGACTCCGCACAAGACGATAATTGCGAACATGTCGAAAGTCGTATTGGAAAGAAGGCTTTGTATCTGGGTAAATAGATCGTTTGCTGATTGCGCCTGACCAACATAGTCTTGCGCATTACTGGTAAGGGTTTTAGCTGCACCAGCCACGCCAAGCGCAGAAGTTGCCAAGGCTGTATTCCCCTGTTTACTGTCCGCCATTGTCTTGGTTGGCGGTGTGTCAGGGGTAGCGCGATGTTCCTGCTCTTCAATGGGTTTGCCACCCGTTGTCCACCATTCCGATTCTGCGTTGCGGCGGCGTACCAAGCCTGGGAGGACTTTCCCACCACCCCGTGTCCATTTTTGTAATTCTGTTGGGACTTTTTCAAACTGACCTGCATTGACGCATTTTAAAAGAGTTGAAGATGCAAGGTTTCCCTTACCAGCATTATAGCAAAAATCGACCAAAACATCGAACTGATGCTGTGTTAATTCAACCTTCACCAAAGATTTAACATCGTTCTCGAACTTAACCATGTCAGCGGCTAGGATACGATTAGCATCCTCTTGGGTAATCGTCATGCCTTCCTTAACTTCAGGCGCACCTGCCGCAGAAGTGTGTCCATAGCCGATGGTTAGGATACCAGCTGGACAGCGGTAGGCAGTCAACTTGCAGCCTTCAAATGGCTTTGTGAGGGCGTTTAAACCACCTTCGGACATTTGCATGGAATTAGCCTTTCACAGTGAAGAGGTAAGCTACGAAAAACACAACTATAATTACCACAAATATGAGGATAAAAACACTCCCCCATACTGCCAAGCCACGTAAAAACTCAGCTTTTTCTCTAGCTGCTTTTTCGGCGTCGAGTCGGTCTGCCTTCTTGATTCGGGTAATCTCTTCTTGAAGGCGTATCCACTCACCATAACCATATTGTGACACAAAAAGGTTCTGCGCTTCCTGCATCCATTGGTTAATTTGCTGCTTGGCGGCATAGGCATCCATTGCCCTTTTTTCGGCGCTTTCCTTGGATTGGAAAAGACTTTTAGGTGGATCTGCCACCATACGGGTAATTTCACCAACGCTCCCCATTAATGAGGAAACGTCCTGCATCATACCCTGAATTTCCTTACCAGCGGCAATACCTGATTTAATAGCGCCGTATGCCGTTTGCGCTAATGCGAGGATTGTTAACGGGTCCAATTTGTTTCCCCATAGTAATCCCCTCTTGTTGAGAATGAATGATATATATCAGTTATTTGTCTGCTTTGGCATCTAATTTATCAAATATCTTAGCTAACATGTCTTTAATTTCACGCATTGCTTCTGAAAATTCATCTTTTCTAATATAGTTTGAAGGAAGATCCACTTCTAGTCGGTGGATGTCTTCCTTCATTTTTTGTACCGCATCCCATACTTGTCGGCCTAGCCAACCACCCACCGCAAACCCCGCTCCTATAGCTGTGTCAATTAGGGTCTGCATTTCCATGGTTAACTCCTACGAGGCTGGCGCGTCAACCGTTGTTGGCGCTTCTGGTGTGGGTGCGGCAGCCAATTGGCTTTCTGCATCCTGTTTGATCTTGAAAATAAGCTGTTGAACCTCGGCAAATGGACGGCTGCCCAATGCACCAAGGATATAGTTAACCTCATCTACTGTTAAGCTTAATGTTACGTTCATCTCATTTTCCCTCTGTTTAATAGCAGTTATTAGCTGCTATATTTTTTTACACTAAAATTCGACCAAATCCAAGACCTATGCAGACCAAGGTAATGGCAATGATGTATTTTGAGGAGAAATTTTAGCTGCTATTTCCGCATCTAACTGTGCCTCAAGAGCCGAAACTTGAGTGGCCCCTAATGCAGCCTGCACCCATCCAATGACTTCAGCCTGAGTAAGTTGATTATAGGCCGTAAAGGGTGAGCCAGCTGTGTATGTTACATCAGTTTCGCCGTTGGTTGCAATTGCAACTGCGTTTGTTGTCGGAAGATAAATTCCGTTGGTAGGGGCAGAGGAACCTGATGGAACAAGTGTTGCCGCCGTTACGCCGTTTGTACCATCAATAATTGCCGACATAGTTCAGTTCCTTAGCTTGCAGGAGCAATAGTTAATTGCCCTTCTTGCACTAATTTCATAATGTTGATGTAGTCTGTGTTGGAAGGATCAAGAGGAACACATGATTCAAAACCATTTATTTCTACTTTAATTCCACAATTTATAGTTGTGTTTGGTATGTAATAATATTGAGCGTTTGTGTAAACTTTCATTTTACAACTCCGCAGAGAAGTCTAAATAGACAAGCGTTGATACGTTGGCAGCAGCAAGCGCAAATGCCCCGCCATTTGTAAATGATCCAGTCGCCCCAATTGATATGTTATTATTGGAGTTTGATCCATTAGAGGGATAACCGCTAATGTTCAACGCACTCACAGAATAATCAAAATTTCCAGAAACTGGAGTTGTATAGCCAAAAGTAGGCTGCGTTCTCATTGGTACAGGAAAATAAAGATTGGCCGATCCGCCCGTGGTTGAATAACACCTGCCAATAGCAAATTGAACGTAAGGAAGGCTGTTATTTGTGTATTTAACATAATACCTTTGACACTGCGATAATTGATCGCTGTAGGTATTAAATTGATATGGTGTTGCTACAGAGCCAACTTCTAATTGTACGCCTGTTATGTAGAAAGTAGCGCCATTTGTTGAAACAATGTTTTGTGCGCCTGATGTTGAATAATAATTTGATGAAGTCCAAGATCCTGCCGTGGTTTGATAATTTGAACCGCAACCCAAATTAAAACATAAAGCTAATCCCTGACCATTTGTCGTATTATAAGAAAAAGTTGTTGTGTCACCTGGTATTGTAACAGTTATGTATGTCCATGTATTTGCAGAAGCGATGCTAAATGTAAAAACATAAGATCTAAATGTTGATCCATTTGTTCCAATAACAGAACCAGCAAATGTTCCAGTTAATGAACTATACGCCCAAAACGAAAGAGTTATAGTTTTAGCGTTTGCCGTACCAAAATTAAGGTCAGCCACATTATAGCCTTCAATCCCCTGCAAAGTAGTAATAAGATCAGTTGAGGTTACAGTATATGAAGAGCTAGAAGTAAATCCCAAATATTTATTAAATCCAGAAGGAGGTGTTACTGAACCTGCATTTTGCTGAATAGTAAATTTTGATGCTTGAGTTGTATAATATGACCAACGATCAATTGTATAAGTTGTTGCACCAGTTGTTGAGGCTGTAACACTTCCGCCGTTATTTCTTTGGTCAACTGCCATATTACCATTGATAATACGATTGCGTGGCCCAAGGCTCGCAGCAGTACCCATATTGGTATTGTCGTTGAAGGTAATGCCTGTGGTTCCGTTAACTGCGAATGACATTATTGCACCGCCGCAAGTTGTTGTGCTGTAGGTTCAGCAAGTGTGGGATGATTCCAAGATTTTATGTAATCACCATCTCCATCATTCTGTAAAACAATGGTTCCCGTTCCAAGAGCAAAATCTGCCGTTGTTAATGTTGAATATATTTTAATTATCTTTTCATAAAGAGACATATTATGCACCTCTCAACATGCAACCTTGGAAATACTGGACAAAAGGCCAATCGGCAGATAGCCCATCAGTATTTTGAGAAGATCCACTTCCTTGGTATGTATAAAGTTGAACATAATCACCAGTTCCATTTAAATAGAACATAGCAGCTACGCTTGTACCAGAAGTACTTCCGCCATTACTATATGTTCCTCTTTTTTGAGTTGAACCGCCATTTTTGTATAATTGAACCAAAGCAGCGGTAACTGTAGATGCATACTGGACTGCTCCAGTAAACATATAATATCCTGCAACATTGGGGCAAAAAGCATAGGCTGGAACAGATAAGCCATTAAGTGTTACTGTTGAACCTGTATTATTATAACAAGTGTTTGTGTCGTATTCTTTTACTTGGTTTGCGACAAGTGTAAATGTTGTATTTGATATGGTTTGTTGTGCATTTGGATAACAACTAAATGCAGGTCCATTGGTTGCTTGATTGCTGCCGATCGATAAAGACTGTCCCGATGGAATTGTTAAAGATCCAGCAGTCGTAATTCCAACAGTATTGGTTCCATTGGATTGGAATTGAACGGCACCTGAATTATCAGGTGTCATTGTCATACCATTTGATGTTGTAGCGTTAAGAATAACTGACATTATAAGACCACCCATCTGCTTCCGCTGGGGACTGTTACTGTTACACCCGACGACACTGTAATTGGACCTGTTGACATAGCATTTTGCCCTGATGGTATGGAGTAACTTGTCGTTACAGTCTGACCATTGAGATAAAAGACCTGATCAGCACCACCACCAGTTGCGCCGCCACCAATGCTACCCCAAGCAGTTCCATTATAACCTTCAAATGCGCTTGTTGTTGTATTATAGCGGAAATAACCCTGCACACCAGTAGGACGTTGCGATGTTGTACCAACGGGGACTAAAACAGCATCTGTTGCAGAAATATATAAGCTGCTTGCAGGGGATGCCGTTCCAATGCCGAGGCGAAAGTTTGTGTTATCCCAAAATAACTTAGAGTTATTTTGCGTATAAACACCAGAAGAACCAGCAAAGACTACCGAACCAGCGGTAAATGCGGTTGCCGTTCCTGTGCCGCCATTGCCAACGGGCAAAGTACCCGTCACACCTGTTGTCAGAGGAAGGCCCGTAGCATTGGTTAGAACAGCCGCTGATGGCGTTCCCAATGCAGGTGTCACCAATGTTGGTGAGGTGGAAAGAACAACAGATCCTGAACCTGTCGATGTCGTAACACCCGTACCGCCAGCAAGAACAGGCAATGTTCCAGCCGTTAAAGCCGATGATGATGTCGAGTAAAGCGCATTATTGGGGGCGGTAAAATTGGTTAATCCAGTGCCACCATAGCCGACACCAATTGTTGTTCCCTGCCAAGTTCCTGTGCTGACAGTGCCGAGATTTGATGTCGTTGCCGTCAGGGTTGTGAACGTACCAGCGGCAGCCGTTGAGCCGCCAATTGTCGTGCCATTGATTGTGCCGCCAGTAATAGCCACGCTGTTGGCGTTTTGCGTGGACATCGTGCCAAGGCCAGAAATAGCCGTATTTGGTATTGTGGTCGATGCCGTCATCGGCGATGTGCCGTTGCCGTACACATAACCAGTCAATGTAGACGCACCTGTGCCGCCATAAGGCACTGTAATTGTGTTGGCGTTCCAAGTACCAGCCGTAAGCGTCCCAACGCCTGTAATGCCCGTATATGACCCGCTAATGAGGGATGAGCCAATAGTTCCTGATGTAATTTGTGAAGCGGCAATCGCAATTGATGTATTAGAAGCAGCCGTTAATTGGCCCTGCGCATTGACTGTATATGTTGGCACAGATGAAGCGGAACCATAAGATCCTGATGTGACCGCTGTGTTTGTAATGCTGAATTGCGAACCTGAAAGGGTAAGGCCCGTTCCAGCGGTATAAGTCGGCACTTGGCTAAATTGCGTTAAAGTAATCGCAGTTGTGCCAATAATAATATTGCCTTGCGTTGTAATAACGTAGGCTTCGCCAGCATCGCCGCCGCCTGTGACAAGGAAATAAGAGCCAGCTGAAATACCAGATGTGCTATTGGGTATGTATTTATTGCCATCCGTGGCACGAGTTAGCACCCAATTTGTCGATGCTGAACCTTGGTTTGTGCAGGTATAAATGCCGTTTTGGTAAGCATTTGTTTGACCTGTTACAAGAACACGATCATTTAATTGAACAGTATAACCTTCAAGAACAAGGGCAGCCTGTGTTCCAGCATTTGTTAATGTCGCACCAACACCAGAATTAGCACGAGTTGTAATGCTTAATCCTGTGCCATTGGTAAATGTGGTAATCTCTGGACCATAATAATCCAAAGATAATGTGAATGTATTAGCGTCAATAACAGACCAAACAAAGTATGGCGTTCCCGACACCAATCCATTTGCGGTTACAGATGGCACCACCATATTGCCAACAGACAACCCGTGGCTTGCGCTGGTAAGGTTTGAACCTGATGCAATGGCCGTAATCGTTGGTGTTGTGCCACCCTGCACATAAGTTGCTGTCAGATTGTTATCAACATCCGCCGCAGCTGGTGTGTGAATATCAATACCAGTTGTAGATTGGTCATCGACATATTGCTTTGTTGCAAGTTGTAATGCTGATGTTGGATTTTGTGTAACAGTGACAGATGTTAAACCAGCCAGTGTTGATGCAGTTGCACCAAGGGCAACATTTGTTGTGCCAATTGTAACACTGCTGTTGGTCAAACCTGAATTAGGTATTGTTGAAACGGCAGTAAATGCGCTGGTTCCATTGCCAACCAAATAGCCAGTTAAAGAAGTAGCGCCTGTGCCACCTTGACTAACTTGAACAGTGCCAGTTGTTATTGCCGACGCATCAATGGCTATTGAGGCGTTAGAAGCCGCAGTCAATTGACCTTGAGCATTAACTGTAAATGTCGGAACAGTAGATGCCGAGCCATAAGATCCAGCGCCAACAGTTGTATTGGCAATGCTTAATGTGCCTGAAGCTGTAATTGGGTTTGTGGTGCTGCTTTGAAGACCAGTTCCAGCACCAATACTTGTAACAGTACCCGTACCAGTAATTGAATACCAAGTAGGATCTGAACCAGATCCATTTGTTTTCAAAACTTGACCAGAAACACCAGCCGATAATTGTGTCCAGCCAGAAGCGCCATAATACATAATAGCGCCACGAACCGCTGGTATGGCAGTATTTAAAGCATTAACAATAGTTGGTGAGTAAATTGCGTAAGCCAATTGACCTGATACAATATTTGTAGCATTTGTTGTATCAACGTGGGCCGATGTAGCAAGGCCAGTTACTTGAGTATATGGGATATTGATTGTCGTGTTGGTCGCTGATGTTATTGTGCCATATGAATTAACAGTAAACACAGGCACAACAGATGCTGAACCATAAGTTCCCGCTGTGACTCCTGTTGTTGGCTGTGTAGGAGTTGACCAATATGGTGTCGTGCCATTAGATGTAACAACCTGACCATTTGTGCCAATACCAAGTGTCTGCCAACCAGTTGAACCACGATAAAGAATATTTCCTTGAGTATTGCCAAATGTGTCGAGAATAGCACTCGGTGTTACATCAGATGGAGATGCCGAACCGCCAGTTAAATTAGCTTTGACAGTACCTGCCGACATTTGTGCAAGGTAAGTATTTGTAATCGCAGCCGTTGGAAGCGTAATAGTAACAGCACCAGAAACTGTTGTGCTGGAAAGAGGCGAACTGGCCGTTACGCTACTAATGCCAGGCGCAGGGTAAGTTGTGGCTACGTATTGGCCAATTTGTGCAGTTGTTACCTTAACCGATGAACCAGATTGAACAGCTTCAAGTTGTTCCGAACCAGACAGGGATGTTGCCGATGTTAAATTCGGTATTTGCACATTGCTCATTTAAGCGACCCTGTATTTGGAACTTGGCTAAAGTTGTATGGCAAGCTTGGGTTATTTATAACATATCCCCCTGAAATATAAAAACCCGTAAATGATGATCCTTGCAGATCAATTTGCGTTGGACTGACAACTGTTACAATCCAATTCCCATTGGCATTTGGAACGCCATTGACCATTTGGACTATTACACTCTGGCCAGAAATAATGCCATTTGTAGTTGCCATGCTTAATCTGATTAATCCAGACCCATTATTAACAGCACCCGTCACATTGCGGTAAGTAACTGCATTTGGGTCCGTACCAGGCAATTGATTAAGGCCTAAAGGCGGCTCGCCAGTTTCCTGTGTGACGCGATTGTTATTATCCTGCGTAATGCGGTTGTTGCCGCCCTGGACGGGAATACCCGTCGGATAATTAATGCTGTTTTGACCAGATGTGACACGATAATCTGTCTCATCATCAACAAAGTATTCAATACGTGGATTCTCGATTGGCACTGGATCAGCAGGAACAACAATAGCCCGCAACTGTTGCTGAGGTTCGTCATAGCATCTGTCGCAAACCAATATGCGTTTATTGATTAATGATGCGCCAGCCCAGTCAAATTGCCATTGCAAATCAACTCTGTTAACACGCGCACCACACCTATCGCAAATAGCATGAGCCTGTGGTGCGCGTGGGTTAGTCCTTGCCCGTCCTGACTGAGATGCGTATGCCACTAGCCCTCCTACGGCCTATAATAGCCTATGATTTGAGGACTGATGTATTGCGAAGCTTGTTCCACGTTTTGTGCAGCGACTACATTATATGCATCATCAGCGGCTGCTTTTAGCATAACAGTAGCTTGCGGATTCCAAATCATTGATAGACGTTCAGCCAATCCAAAGGCAAAAGCTTCCAGCCAAAGATATGGAATATCCACCTGCTGCCCACTGGTAAAGTTTGAGTCTTGGATTTGCTTAACTCGATAATAGTTAAGATATTGCGCGCTTGTGCCATCAGGGACAGGCCACAAAGTAACGGTTGGCGACAGTAAGCGGTCAAACCAATAAACAGTGGTAAATCCCTGCTGCTCTTTGTTTGGATAGGAAGAATATTCTGTGCGGCTGATGGGCAGGATATAACGATCAATAGGCTGCGTATTTCCTGTAGTCGTTGTAACATACGCATCAAGGATCATCACAGTGCTTGGATCAACACTATAGGTTGTTTGACCCTGAACCAAGGGAACCTGGACAAGATCAACCTGCCAAAGATTAACACCTTGGTTTGACCAACGAGACAGCAACATATTTGCCGCAGTCTGCGCGGAAGACATATGCTCCTGAGTCAGCGCGGTGTTACGCACCCCAGCCAAATTAAAGGCGTATAGGGTTATTTCGCCTAAGCTGGGGTTGTAGTTATATGTGCCGCTTGTGGCCATTAGTCACCCTTAGAAGGTGGTAGCTGTAGCATTATTAATCAAATAACCACCAGCAAAGATTGACGCAATATATGGTCCGCCTGTGCTTGATTTAATTTGATATTGAATGTCCGTTCCAGCGGGATGAGCGACAGGA